TGCAAAAAAACATTGACGGGGCGCTTCGGTTGGGTTAAGTCCGTGGCTTTCCAAGGCACGACGATTGTTTCCGGATTTGACGACGGAACGATCAAAGTGTGGGACTTGCATACCGGAGAATGCAAGAAAACGTTGACAGGGCATAGATACCCAGTTACATCCGTGGCTTTCGACGGCACGACGATTGTTTCCGGATCTACATATAACGGCACGATCAAAGTGTGGGAAATTGAAGAACTGAGGCCAAAAGAACCCACGAAATCCGCAAAAACCAAACGCAAAACACCGTGTCCCAAGGGAAAGGTTTGGAATAAAACGCTGAAACGCTGCGTGGACAAAAATATGATAAAATTACCAAACGGAAATAAATTTCATGGAATTATGGAAAACAATCTTCCCAAACAAGGATTGTTGATCTATAAGAACGGGAATGTTTTTGAAGGAGAATTTGACACGAGTGGCTATCAATTAAAAGGCAAAATGACTTATGCAAATGGCCAGGTTTACGAGGGCGATTGGAAAGATGACAAACGCAATGGAAACGGCAAACACACTTGGCCAGATGGCCATGTTTACGAGGGCGATTGGAAAGATGATAAAAGCGATGGGAAAGGCAAATATACTTGGCCAGATGCAGATGGCCGCATTTACGAGGGAGATTGGAAAGATGACAAACGCAATGGAAACGGCAAAATGACTTACCGAAATGGCCAGGTTTACGAGGTTTACGAGGGCGATTGGAAAGATGACAAAAAAAATGGAAACGGCAAAATGACTTACCGAAATGGCCAGGTTTACGAGGGCGATTGGAAAGATGACAAATGCAATGGAAAGGGCAAATATACTTTTGTAGATGGCCAGGTTTACGAGGGCGATTGGAAAGATGGCAAAAAAAATGGAAACGGCAAAATGACTTACCGAAATGGCCAGGTTTACGAGGGAGATTTCAAAGATGACAAAAAAAATGGAAACGGCAAACACACTTGGCCAAATGGCCAGGTTTACGAGGGTGATTGGAAAGATGGCAAACGCAATGGAAACGGCAAACACACTTGGCCAAGTGGCCAGGTTTACGAGGGTGATTGGAAAGATGACAAATACGATGGCGAAGGTGTCATGAAATATCTTAATGGCGATGCCTACGATGGCGAATGGAAACTTGACCTCAAACATGGCGAAGGTATCATGAAATATGCCAACGGCGATGTCTACGATGGAGAGTGGCATGATAATGAACAGCATGGACTCGGTCACATCAAATTCAAACAGTACAGGTCCAAAGAATATGAGGGGCATTTTCAAAGAGGAAAACGACACGGAAAAGGCAGGATGATTTTGGACGGGAATGAAGAACCTATGCGCACTTGGCATAACGACGACATTGTGATCGCACCGGACAATACTCAAGGACGAGCGTACGAAATCCACAATGCATCGAATAAAATCAATTTGGAAAAGTACCAAAAACTCTTGCAAGAATTTATTAACGAACGTGGCTTGCCAGACAACGCCGACTATCGAAAAGAAGGATTTACATCATTTATTAATAAAAACGCAAACAAATTTTCGGATAATCCCAACATTCTACAACAAATCAATGCAGTTTTGGATAAACTTGAAGATATGGATGATCAAATCATAAAACAGTCTTTTGCATTTCTCTTTGCCCAACCCGACGATTTCATAGAATTCTATATCAAAGCGTTTGTGCAAGACTGTTATCATGCTTATGGAGATGGACAAATGAGTTGTGCCGCGGGTATCAAAGAACGCGTATATATGATTATTGGAGACGCTGCATTTTCCACCTGTCCCGATCCCGATGACTGCGCCAATCCCTATTATGCCCAACTCTTGCAAATCTTTCACAAACACATTGACAAGAATGAATTTACGGAAGAATGGGCCAATCAAATTACACCGGATATTTTGGCCATGAGTACCACAAAACGAAAACGCCACTATGTGGCATTCATGAAGAAAAAGTTTCAAGATCTGGACATGTATACCGTCGATACGCGCAAACAGATTCAAGCCGAAGCCGACAAGTTGGATTACGTCTTTGACAAGGAAAAGAATCCCGATATGACCTTTGGTGGTGGAAATCGCGTCACGTCACGACGGAGACGTCGGAAGAGGGTCAATCGCAGGAAGACGCACAAGATCTAATATGTTTTATGCAAAACGGGCCTCTGCGAAGCGATGCGCTTTGGTCCGTGCGATGTTTGTATTTTGTTTCAATGGGGGGAAAGGCTTAGGATTCTTTGACATTGAAATGAATGACCCGCGCTGCTTCGCCATAGACCACATCGTCGTCCTGTATCGCTTGACGACGTTGCACCAATGTGTCGGATTCGACCCACATGTGAGGATAGACATGGCGTTGCCAGGCTCTTCGGGCGGGCACGACCAGATCCATGTGGTTGGAGACGGCTTGGCGCAAAATTTGGCGATTGCCCGATGCCCGATATTCGCGCAGCAATCGGGCCTCGTCGGCCATGAGTTCCAAGGCATGATCCAACAACTTGCGCTCTTCCACCTTGCGATCCGGATTGTCATAGATGTGTTTGTACTTGGCGGTAAACGTTTTGCAATTCTCGCTCACTTCCTTGTACAAGTCCATGTTGTGTTGGAACAATTCGGCCGAATGTTTCTTGTCCAGATAGCCAAACAACGTTTGCATCTTTTGCTCGATGATGGCCTGCTTGCTGTCCTCCATGTGATCGCGGAATTCTTCCACGAGAGTCGAGAGGGAATCGTGATCCCCCATGAAAATGTCAATTTGCAAATCACACTCATCGCGCGACTTTCCGCACTTGGCTCGATAGTGCTGTTTTTCGTGGGAAAATACCGTGCCGGCGTCGTCGCCACAATGAATGCACCTCGGAAGTTCCGTTTTCTTGGCGTTCACAATGGCCTCTTTCAAGGGCATGCCTCGACGTACGGCGTCTTCTTTGCATTTCCGACGCCGCTCGCGCAACTCCTCTTCGTATCCAGATTTCAGAGCAAAATACTGGTCCAAACACTCGCGTAAGTTAAAATTGCGTTTGCGAATCACAATGTCTTTGCTCACAGCAACGTCTTCGTCTCCCTGAAACGTCATGTCCAACAAGGGACTGCTGTCATATTCAAGATCGGCCGACGCCGTCGGGGGCAAACGTTCCACGGTCAACAGCGGATTGTTGCGACAGTGCAACTTTCTCAAAACGACGGTGGGCGACAGATCCAAACGTCTCAAGAGGTTGTCATTACATTCGAGTTCCAACAATGTGGGGGGTAAATCTGTGATTGATTCGAGACGATTGTTGTTGAGCACGAGGCGTTGCAGCTTGGGCAAGTCTTTGCCGGACCAGTGTGACAAATCGTTGTGATCCGCATGCAGCGCAATCAAGTTTGTTGGAAGATGCGTCAGTTCGGTCAGTCGTTGATGGGAAATTTCCAAAGTCGTCACGGATGGAGGGACATTGATCAGTTGCGTGAGAAAGCCGGCGGTCAAGAAGCGAAGCGTTTCGACACGTTTAAACCCCGCATTGGTCAGGGCGGCCAAATTCAAATGTCCGTGCAAGGCTTCTTGCACCACGAGTTCTGTCGTGGATGCGGAATCCAAGGATTCCAAGATGGATAAAAAGGCATGTTGCGCATCATTTCGTTCCATTTCTTTATTGTTATATGCGGGGAAAACTATATGTTTATTATACTTATTATACCTACCCATGTCGTGCGTCTTTGCCCGATACTCCAACATCTTTGGCCAAGTAGGACAAGGCGTTCATGCCTACCGCATAGTCAACCTTGCCGTGGTGGATGTCCTCGCCACAGTGTTGGGAGCCCATCTTCTCTGTCTTTGGCTACAGTATTCTTCTTGGACCTCCTATTTTTGCATCTTGGGGACACTTTTTCTCTTGGGCATTGCCATGCATCGTCTCTTTTGTGTCAGAACCACCATTGATCGGCTTATATTTGGTGTCTAATCATGTCCGACACCCCTTTGTGCACCTCCTTGTTGTTGAGTGATTTTGAGATGGGTTTTTTGCTGGGCGTCAAGGCTTATGATGGTTATCTGGAAACGAAGGAATGGCTCGAAAAAGACGGCGAGTTGGGTGTATGCGACCCTCGTCACCAGTTTATTGCGTATTTTGGATCGGTGCAACAGTTGCAGGCCAATCTCCAACAGTGGACGCAGAAACGCGCCGAGTTGGAACTCGCCGTGATTCAAGAGCGTGATGTTTGGGCGGTAAAGCCCGAGAATCCTGCGCCCGAGCCCGAGCCCGAGGCTAAGGAAACAAAGCGCCGTCGTGTCGAGACCGACACGCAACTCCCTTTTGACGCGGAGGAGGAGCAGCAGTAGTAGTAGTGAAATCGATCGATTTATGCATCGGTAATCTTGCGAACCAGCGTCTCCTTCACCGTCTCTTCCCGATGATCTAAAATAAAGGTACTCACCTTGTTGGCCTCCTCGGCATTTCCATCGAAATACGTGGCCAATAAATTTAGTAGCATTTTTTGTGTCACGGGTTTCTTGACTTTGCGACTCTCATATCGTAAATGTCCGTCGGCCAGATTGACCATGTCAATGTTTTTACGCTTCATACTGTCAATCAATCCCGCCGTCATGCGTTCCTTGTCCAACGTGCGCTGACGCAACTCCTTCTTGACGCGCCGCAAATCATTGTCGAGAGCAATCCATTCGCGGATTTGCCGTTTTAGAGCATCATTGTCGGATGTGGTGGTCAATGACATGGAAATCCTTATATACGAAACATTTATATTTTTGTTTGTAAAGATATAAGAATAGCCAAACAAACATGCATTTTTCGAGACAGACCACGGCATACAGTATACCACCACCACCACCCAAAGTGTTGCCCATGTTTTTCATGAGCTATTCGCGTGCTGCTGCCCCATTACCACAGCCATTGCCTACACCAACACTGACCCAGGCATTGGAGGCGGCGCCGCCCGCGACGACTGCTGCTGGGAAAATGGTGTGGGGTCAACCCACGTGGTTCCTCTTGCATACCTTGGCGCACAAGATCAAAGACGAGGCATATCCGAAACTTCGCCGCGAATTGAACGATCTCGTGATTCGCATCTGCTCCAATCTACCCTGTCCCATGTGCGCCAATCACGCCACGGAATATTTGCGAAAAATCAACTTTGAAGCGATTCAAACCAAAAAAGACTTGAAAGACTTGATTTTTCAATTCCACAATGCCGTCAACATTCGCAAATCCTATGCGCAATTCTCGTATGCGGATCTCGATGCCAAATACGCGTCGGCAAATACCATGGTCGTAGTCCAACATTTCTTGGCCGTTTTCCAACAGAGTCACAACAATGGTGCGCAAATCAACGTCAACACGTTTAGCAAGAATCGGGCCATCCATCACATGCATTCCTGGTTTCGCTCAAATTTGCAATATTTCGAGCCCTAAACTGGCGAATTTGTGAGTGTATGTGTCCAGTTACGTAATGCGTGAAAGAAACCGACCTGTTGTGTAGAACAGATGTCACAATTTCAGCCGCAAACTCGTCAAGATTTGGAAAATGCAATCTGGACAATGGACCCATGGACGGGCGTCCACCAGGAACACGGACACATTAGCGACTGGGACGTGAGCCGCGTCACCGACATGCATCAGCTGTTTTTTGGGCTTTATCATTTTAATCAGCCTCTGAATCAGTGGGACGTGAGCCGCGTAACCAACATGGCAGGAATGTTTAATGGTTGTCGTGACTTCAACCAACCTCTGAACAATTGGGATGTAAGCAATGTCACTGACATGTCGGGAATGTTTACCGCGGGTTACTTTAACCAGCCTCTGAACAATTGGGATGTAAGCAATGTCACTGACATGTCGGGAATGTTCAACATTAGTGAATTCAACCAGCCTCTGAACAACTGGAATGTGAGCAACGTGACCGACATGTCCGACATGTTTGTGGAGTGTCACATCTTCAACCAACCTCTGAATAGCTGGGATGTGAGTAGCGTGACCGACATGTGGGCGATGTTTGGCGGATGTTACCAGTTCAACCAGCCTCTAAATCACTGGAACGTGCGACGTGTGACCTGCATGAAGCAATTGTTTAAAGATTGTCGGGCCTTCCAACAAGTTCTCCCCTGGGAACTCTGTGTTGACGTGGATACTACAGATATGTTCACAGGAAGTTGTGGTGCATTGGTGGAGAGACACAGCCTGGACTCTATCCGTCGTCGCAACGGAGAAATCGCCCATTCCATCATCAAACGTGCAAACCACCCGAACATGATGGATTTTGATTCCATGGAACCCGCCGAAGCCGACGAGCCGGACTTTCTACTACGTCTGATGACCAACGTGCGCATGACGACGCCCGAGCTTTTCCGCGGAACTATTTAGGCGGCCCCTCTCTTCGTTCTCCAACATGTTAAAAAATGATACAGGCTTTTTATAGGGTATGCAGCAGCAGCAGCAGCAGCAGCAGCAGAGGTCCATGGCGCAAAACGTCGACGACATTTTCGATCAAAATCGGTTGGCAGATCTGACGGCAATCTTGAGCAAACGACATTGCCTCAATCGGTGCAACATGGGTCTGAATTATGGATTTCATCTGGTCCAAGCGGCGGGCATTTTGACGACGACGGTGGCTGCGGGATACAACGATCGCTTCCTCATTTGGGTGGGTGTTGGAATGAACCTCTTGGCGTCCCTGATCAACGTCTACGAAAAGACCAACAGTGAAATGATGAAACGTCTCTTGAAAGATTTGGTGGCCATCAAGAACAATACCTACTTGGACGAAGGAGAAATTGTCCCACCACACAAGACGGCGGCTGACCAGCATGATCCAACGGTAAAAACGATTCGGGATTTTCGTCCTACCAATAACACTCTCGAAACAATTTTCCCGAAGCAGGGCAGGAGAGCTCACGGTCACGCTGTGGAATATGGGCTCCCCGCTACGACAGACGAAACTCTCTCCGCTTCGGTGTAGGCTCCACCTCGTGTCACACACCATGGCGTCGTTTTTCCCATCGGATCCTCCGAAAGATGAACCGTTTTACATCGGTGAACATTATCTGTACGATGGCTTTTGGTACTATCACAAATTCCCCGTCGAATGGGCCAAGGATCACCACGGTGACTCGGGTCCGAAATTGTGCACCACGTGTGCCGAGCATGGAACTCTGCACCATGGATCGGTGTTTGTTGGATATTGTATCCATTGCGCGCAAGGTGTTTACGAAAAGATGCGCGGTCCGGGATTCGTCGACTATGGCCGCGTCGAGAGCGGCGGCACACTGGAATCGACTTGTTATTTGCACGGGGTCGATCTGGACAGCATTTCTCCCCTATTGTGTGACGTGTCTCCGCCGCCTTCGGATCTCGACGACGGTGAAGAGCAGCAACAGCAGCTGCAGCACTCCATCTTGGAACCACATTTCGAAGGTGGCTACAACGACTATTGAGATACGCACACCTTGGTACACACCATTTTTCAAAGTCGGTCGGTCGTATGGAAAAGTTCCAAGTGTTGGTGCGCGCCCCGGCGTTTCATCGACTGGCGACGACGATTGCGAGAAGCGACTATGCAACCGATGACTTCAAGAAGAACCCCATCATTGCGACGATGATGACCCAACAAGCGTCGCGCCAGTTTCCAGTACAAGATCCCCATCCATTATCCACCGCCATGTCAGAAATGATTCGCGCCTATGATGCACCCGAGTTGTTTTCGCATGTCCATTTTTTAAGCACAATCGGGCGTGTGGCCACGGCTTTTATTTCTGAGCACAATGCGACGTCGAGTCGAGACGAGAGAATCGTGGAGATTCAAGACTTGAATGCCGTGTGTCGCGATTGGCACAGTCGGTGGTGCGACGATTCCGTTGTAACGGCCACGTTTGTTCCATCCGATCCAATGGACTTACGTAGTAGTAGTAGTAGTAGTCGTCAATATGTCTTGTTTCAAATGATTTAAACATGACTATGTAATACAAACAAAACAATGATGCAAGAGCTGTCCGAGTTGATGAAGCGGTTTCCCGCCGTAGAACTTTCCTATGAAACGGTCCATAAGAAAGTTTCCGAAGAATACGACGTGGCGTTGGCCATTCCCTACGGCAAAAAATCCTTTTTGTGGTGCACCCACTTGCACAATCAAGACGTGTGCTTGTTGTTGGAATTGGGACGGGATCGCAAGGTGGTAGCCATGCAACTCTTTCTGAACGACGTTCCCCATCCATGGGTGTACGGAACCGTGCTTTACGGGGTTCTGGTGGCCGAACGCCAATTTGTCGTGGAAGATGTGTTGCAATGCCGCGGGATCCTCTTGCACAAACAACCGTTTGGAGAACGCTTGGCGTTTTTCCGTGAAATGATGGAAAACGCGTGGACCACGCAGATTTGGTTGCCGTGCATGTGGAATCTGTCGTCGACCCCGTTGACGCCGCCCTATGTAGTCCACCATGTCCAGTACCGCAGTTTGTCGCAAATTGTGCCGTACATGAATCTTGTGCAAGATCCCTATTTTGTGCAAGCGGAAGACGACCGCAAATTGTCGACGAGTGTCGTGGTGGTCGAAGAAAAGGCACCGCGCTGTGATTTCAAAAAGCCGCAGTACAAGAAACCCACCGTCTTTTATGTAAAAGCGGACATGCAATTTGACATTTATCGATTGTATGTCTCGGATCGAACGACGTATTATGGCCTGGCGTACATCCCCAATTTCAAGACGAGCGTCTTGATGAATGGCCTCTTTCGTAAAATCCGCGAAAACGACAATCTGGACTTGTTGGAAGAGAGTGACGACGAGGACGATTTTCAAGACGTAGATCCAACCAAATATGTGGATTTGGAAAAGTGCGTGAAAATGGAATGCGTCTTTCACGCAAAGTTCAAACGGTGGATCCCGCAAAGAGTTGTGGATGCGTTGACGGCAAGTGTGGTCTCTTTGACGAAACTTTAAGAGAATGCCACAAGTATATTTTTTATCAGGACGTAAAGTATATATCACGATGAAACCTCGCAAACGTAGTCGGCGTAAATATGATGGCGGTACATGTTCCCGGAATAACACTGACCGTTTAAAATCATACTTTAATGAACACCACAAGGATCATTAT